TGTCACTCCAGCCTTGTGGGATATCACAGGTGATGAAGTTCACTTTCCCGCATGTGCTTTTGCGGCAATGCCTTTTGAAAATTTTTATGGATCAATGAATTTCAGATTTCAGATAGTAGCGTCCAATTACCACAAAGGACGCCTTAAAATTGTGTATGATCCATATGGCTTTGCTTCAAATGAATATATAACCAATTACACCTATGTGTTGGATTTGGCTGAAGAAAAAGATGTCACCATCACAATAGGTTGGGGGAGTGACAAACCATACTGTGTTTGTAGGTTTCCTGGTAACACTAGCGGATTACCTATAAACTCCCTACCTTTCACCACAGTGGCTACTGGCACCACTCCACGTAATAATGCAAATGGAGTGATCAGAGTCTATTGTGTCAATGAATTGGTCACACCTAACTCAACTGTAAACAATGATGTAAAAGTAAATGTATATGTAAGTTGCGGGGACGACATGCAATTCAGAAAACCGGTAAACACCATAGAGTCTTACACATTTTTCGCTGATCCGGGGGCTTCGCCTACACAATTCGAACCCCAGATGGCAGAACCACAAGTTAAAATGGATCAGGAAGATACAACACAACCTGATAAGCCAGACTCTCAAGATACAGACATGACTATGCTCCAGAAAGTTTCTACACAGGATGCATATTCGCATGTTTTCTTCGGTGAGGAAATAATGTCTTTTAGGCAATTACTTAAAAGGTATTGTGCCCATAGATGCGTACCACGCACGAGTGGTGGTAATGGATACTGGCTTATTCGTCAGGACATATTTCCTTTGTATAGAGGCTTCGCACCTGGAGCTCTCACTAGTGTAGATGGTGGCGCTAATCGATATAATTACGGCTATAACACTTTAATGAATTATTTGACACCTGCCTTTTCCGGTTGGAGAGGTGGTATTAAGTGGAAAACGAGTATGACAGAACCACATCCCACAGAAAATAAAATGTATGCTGCGTATAGGGATAATGGAACGTATAAGGACTCAACAGTAGGTATAACATCCGCGACTAAGAATTTTGATGTGTATGGACGATTCCCTGGTACTTTTTCGGGAGCTTCCATCACTAATCGTGGAGTAATGCCAGCTTTGGAGGTTGAAGTGCCTTTTTACAGTAATTTAAGGTTCTATCCAGCTAAATTAGCCGACAAAACAACAGCACAGAGTTTTGACCAAGCGTGGACGGTCGTTGCTGATGTTGATCAAGATGTGACAGGAAACTATTATCAAGATTTCCATGTTGCTGCAGGAGAAGATTTCACTCTCTTCTTCTTCACAGGTGCACCACGTATGTATTTAAATCGCGTCCCAACGGATGCTTAGATAGAGTGAATTTTGTATATAG